GTAGCAGTCGGGACATTTGTTAGTGCCCAAGAAGTATTAAGTGTGCCGACAATAAGCTGAGATATAGGCCCGTCCGTGCCAGTTGTGTTTGTATAAATCCCTATACCAGTAATTGCCTCGCCCTTTGTTGATGGGGTAACAAAGTTTAAGTCGGCCCCGCCACCGCTAACCGACCAATCTGTGGGATCAAGGGCTTGTGAAATATAAAAAGAATTATAAGAAGCGCTCGAGCCTGAGCCCCCACCAATAACAAGAGAGTTCTGATAATCAGCTATATATTTCGACTTAGGAGGATGTGTTGTTCCGTTGGCATATATGACATTTGAAGCGATTGTACCATCGGTCATAAACAAGCCTGAAGTGGAATACGCGCCAGCGATAGCAGATTATGACCCAGGGGGGGAGTAGTCTACTGTAACCGTTTCCGCGTCGTTAACAAAATAAACGTGATCACCTATTTGAGCGTATCTTACTTCGTCGCCCTCTCCGATATACCACGGAGCTGCGCCTGCGTATATGTCCCCAGGAGGGGATGTCCATGAGCCTATCTTGTCCTTGCTTGTATTGATTAATGACAGATTACAGACAAAAATTGGACTGATATTTCCGTCGTCATCTATTTTTGCAAGCATGTCTCTTGTGGAAAAATCAGGCATCTGGAAGATCCAGTCAGATGATGCAGAATCTTTTCTCACAAAAACACAGTTCGGTGTATGTCTAACAATATTATTCACAGTCACATTAACTGAGTTTGTTATGAACTGCATTTCTAAAATATCTTCGTGTGTTCCTATGGCAATAGCGTAAGCGCTTGATGTACCTGAAATGTTATCTATATTTATAGCCGTTTCCTCAGAGGAAAGTGCAATTGCGTTTATCGCCGTTAGTCCTGCGGCCTGCCACTTGGCGTATTCATAATCATCTACACCCTTTGCGCCGTATCCGGGAATCGTATCGTTGTCTATAGTTACTCTCTGCCCCATAACGGCAACATAATAAGTTCTTCCTGGCATAAGGTTCCCGCCAGTTCCACCAGAAAGAGTAAAGGTTGGGGTTGTTGCCCCAAATGTTGTAGCGGCAACAATGTCGCTTAATTGAAAATATCTTGGGGCTTCAGTGAATGTAAAAACTCCACCCGTAGGGTTGGCGACTAAATCAATATACCCAAACCATATTGGCTGTGGCCACCTTTTTGTTAAGCCTGTTGTTCTGCCATCAACAACTGTATAGGAATAAAGATTTATCCCAGTGATATTTGAGTTTGAAATGTCCGGAACTGTTATCTGTAAGTCGCCAGCAAATCCGATAGAGTAATTATCAATGCCAATATCTAAATTAAAGCACTCACCGAAGCCAACAAATTGCATCGTTAGTTTTGGGTAAGGGCCTATATCAATTTCTGGGTCAGTTCCAAGCTTAGCCCCTCCGGGCGAAGAAAACCAATTCCCGCTTCCGCCATTAATAAGAGTAGCATTGAACCCAGTTGTATCTGGGATTGGCTGTGTGTCTGAAGGCTCGCACTCAATCCCAATAATCCTTGATGATTCAAAGTCTCTAAAGTGAGACTTATATAAATTGTTTATAGACTTAACATTTGAGGGCCAGTCATCCTCTCCAATTATTTCTGTCGAGCCCGGACGACAAACTAGCTCACCGATCTTTTTTTCATACAAGTTTTGTAGGGTATGAAATCCTTGCTGATTAACATCGTCTCTATTTACCTGACGATCAATACCAAGAAAATCATCGACCAGTAAGCTGCGTTCGTTCTCCGTTGCCATTATCTAAACCTTCTCCTAAAAGATTTTCCTAAAGGAACTCGACTTCTTCCAGCGCGTGTGTCTTGAGTATTCATCTTGCTTTTGCCAAGCATTGCCTCAAGTCTCATGTCCTCTTGTTGATGTCTACTATCATCAAGATATTGCAGAGCTCTCACATAAACAGCTTGGACAAGAATGTTGTCGCTCTCTCCCCATACGGGCTCAGAGGCATCATCGTTAACACCTGAATCCAATAGCTCTGGCGAGTGATAATAATCCAGTCTCATGGTATAGGAGCTGACTGGCGTTGGATAGAAATAGGCAGCGTTGTTTAGCTTGTCTATGTAAATTAACGTAGGGCGAGAGTACAATTGGTTGTTGTTTCTCTCGTTTTCAAACTCGTCCTTCTCAACTGTGCGCAGGGAAAAAGGACTTTCATTGTCTATTATCGTAGCGCTCTTTGCCCTTCTGTAATCGTCAGGCAAAGAAACACCGTCGGAAACGCTTAAGGTTTGGGTCTTCAAAAGCCAGGGCCAATCATAATCCTCATATTGGTCCTCCAAAAAAAGATTAAGCCACAGGGCCCCTTTGCGCAATAAGTCTGAACGCCCAGCTAATTCAACACCGGCCTGTACTATCTCACCCCTACTAAGTGCCATACCTATCTCCTACTGAGATTTTTCTTTGTTCTCCAAATCATCCCAGGTTTCGTTGACCTCATCGAGTCTATCTTGCAAAACGCTCGAAAACATCCAGCAACGATTAATCATCGTCTCTCTGTCGTCCGTTTCAAACATAGGCACATTTACTTGCCAATGCTCGTCAGGGCCTACAGTTCTGGAAATTTGAATAAAGCTCACAGGCTTAGACTCTGTGGGCCAATCAAAATCTTTCGGTGACATCTTGTGATAAACTTCATGATCTGGTCTGTACATACTTCCTCCTTGCGAATTACTTCTTAACATAGTTCTTTGAGTTTTCACTCTTTTCGTATTCGCGTCGAGCTAAGTATTTACCTTCCATTTCTGCTAAAACTTGAGCAGTGGAAAAAGGGACTTTAACTGGGCCAGTATAAACTTTGCCAGCTACAGTGTATTCACCCTTAAGATTAAGGCTTACAGTGCCGTCGGAAATTTTTGCTTGTCCCTTGGGCTTGGCCTCTTCTTTTTTGGGTTCTACCTTTTTGGGCTCTTCCTTTTTAATTTCTTCTTTTTGCTTTGGAAGAACAACCTTCGTTTGTTTTGCCATTTAAATCCTCCTTAAATACTCAGGGCCCCATGGCGAGGCCCAAAGTATATTATCCTTAGTATCCGCTTGCAGATTCGATTCTGGCCATGAAAGTTTCGTTCGGGATAAGACCCTTGAACATAACCTTCCAACCAAGCTTGCGACGCTGCGCAAGTGGATCAGAATCAGTAGCGCCACCATTTGTCATGAATGTTTGAAGGCTCATAAGCTCTGGTACACTAAAAGACTCTTTACCCATAACCCAACTGTAGTGGACAACAACATCATCAGCAGGAACCGCAGGGCTTGCTGTGCCAGAAGTTGGGAGTGTTCCAACATTGACAGAAGCGCTTGCAGCATTGCCTGTGCTTACTTGGTACATAATACCAGCGTCAGCACCGATATAAACATTGTAAGTGTAGCCAGTTGTTGCAGGCATTGTAACATCGATAGATGTTTCGCCAGCATCAGTGGATACGTCTGTCTTCTTAGAGACTAATTGCTCGAAACCAAGCGCATCGTCAACAGCTGTAACACATACATCGTATGCTGTAGAAGCTGTCAAAGATCCTGCTGTGGCTGAGCTTGCAGCTGTAACAGCCGCGATATTTGTAAGTGTAGGAAGTAGGTTAGAAACAACCCATCTTACACCCATCCACCTACCAACTTCGCCATTTTGAAGAACCATAAGGTTCTGGTAACTGGCAGCATCAGTAAATGTAGTGTCATCGTTAAGATCCATTTCAACTGAAGGATCGATAAGGCCAACATACATGCGACCCTCGTAACCTCTGGCGCCACGATTTCGTAGAGCTGCAACAACTTTACGAACTGTGTCTGAAGTTACTACGTCAGTAGTGGCAAGGCTTGGCCTGTCGGCTACTGCACCTGGGTAGTATACAGAAGTGTTTGACAAAAGAATCTTGATAAGTTCTCTGTCAATAGTTTCTGCCGCTTGTTCTGCAAGCGTTTGGATACCTTCTTGGATTACTGGATGCTTAACAGTAACCTGAGCAACATCACTCAATGAAATGTAATCACCCCATTGGTCCATAACAGCGGTAACTGTAGCCACGACGAGCGTGTTTGCAACAGGAGTTACACCTTCTGATAAGGGGGTTTGGGGCAGATTTAATTTTTCATATCGTGAGTATTGGAAAGTTTTAGAAAAACGATTCGGCAATTTTTCTTTCTTTGCCAACCCGTAAACGATTACTTCTCTTTTAAGTCTCATCAGCGTTTTTGCGGCAATATAGTCTTGCGCATCTGCTGAAAAGTTTGCAAAAGTTTGAGCCATTTTATTCTCCTAGCTAAAAAGTTTCATTACTAAACTTATCAGCCCAGGCTTCCAAATCCTTTTCGTCAGAAGTTATGTCAATCTTCGGTCCATAAGAATTGCTGTTTGGCATCGGCATTGGTGCTTCTTGCTGAAAGCTGCCTTGCGGGGGTAGCCCTGCATCCTGCTGTGGAGCTTGGCCCTGCTGAGGCGCTTGTTCTTGCTGAGGAGCAGCTTGCTGCTGTACGGGCGTCTGCTGCTGGTTTTGTTTCTCAGCTTCGATTTCTTCAGGCGTTAGCATCCTGTTTCTGTAAGGATCAAACTTAGGCTCTTTGGGCGTTTCTGGCTCTGTTTTTTGTGGCTGTACTTTTTTACCGTACTCCTCAAACATAATATGTCTGTAGGCATCTTCACGGGTAATGTACTGTCCACGAGCCTGACGCTCTCGGCGCAAGTTCTCAATCTTGTCAGAAAACTTTTCTACCGCTTCTGTACCGTATAATTGTCGAAACTTCACGTCATCGTTTTGCTCTACTAGATTTCCGAGTGCCACATCAAATCTCTGAACATAGGGGCGAAGCCATTTTTCAAAATGACTTTGCATCGCCTTCTCAACATGAGGCTCAAAAGGAGAATCTTCTTCCTGTTGAGGTTGTTGAGCGCGCTGTTGTTGAGCGTTAAACATTTGCTCTAATTGTTGCACCCTTTGCTCAGCGCTTTTCATGCGCTCGTTGACTTCGTCAAAACGATGTTTTGGAATCATATTGTTCCCTGGACTATTTTCTTGTTGCATCTTGCAACCTCCTCGCCCCTAACGGATGGCTCACCGGGGGTTTTTCGTCTCACCCTCAACGGACTTAGCATTTAGTTTTTGTTTGGTTTGGACAAGCACCCCAAGCTGATTGACTGCTAAGTTAATCCCAGCGGCAATGCTTACCTTTTCTTTTAATGCATAAGGCTCTCTGATCGACATTGATTCGAACAGATGACCATCTCTCACACTTTGTAATATCTCTTTATATATCTTCCACGCAGATGAGCTAAACATCTGCTCTAATAGCTCTAACTCTTCCTGGCGCACAGCTAATTGAAATGCTCCGGTGTTATTATCTTTTCCAACCACTCGCTTTGTCATCTAATACCCCTTTGTAAATCAGCACTGTCAGTCGCTTCCGACAACTGCCCCTGATTTCCTGCCATATTATTTCTTCCGCCAGGTCCACCTTGTCCACCTTGTCCACCACCTTGCATCTGCATCATGGCAGCTTCAGCGGCTTGCATCTGCATCTGGGCCTGGGCCGCTTTCTCATCCCTTTGTTGATAGTGTCTTGCAATGTGTAGCTCCATTTGCGAGCGTTGGTAGGCGTTTTTCATCTCAGCAAGTACTCTTTCATGTATCCTTATATGCGCCTCATCGTCATCTGCCGCCTTAACCTTTACCTGTCCACCGTAAGAAACTATCTTATTTTCTATACCTGCGGGCACTTCTGGACTTAAATCCTCAGTCTCAAGATACTTATGAGAGTTCTTGATTTGCAATCCTTCAGTTAAAAATGTCTCAATAAAGTTTGGCCAGTTTACTCGAACACCCTGCTCGGCTGGGATTTGTCCAGCGATCTTCATAAAGTTTAACATCTGCTGTACCTTCACGGCTGTATTTTCTGTCTGCAAAGCACCCTTCCACCTGAAATCATATGAGCCCAATAACTCCTCAGGCTCAACAATTGTCTTAAGCCAAGTGCCAGCATAGCGTCCGCCTATGCGAACAATGATCTTTTCCTTCACATATTGCTGTAACAACATATGAACCATCCTGGTCATAGGCACCATACACTCGATTTCAAGCTTTTCTAAGAAAGAATAAAGATCTGTTTGCCACTCGCCAATAGCTAACTCGGCTTGCCCCGTGCTTCTCGCTTTCCCAGCAATAGGATCTGGTAGCTGTGGGGAGTTATCTGACATTTGAGTGATAACACTTCGCAACAATTCAGCGTTTTTAATACCAACATTGGATAAATCAGGGAAATTAAACTGCTTAACACCATTTGGATCTGCCCACCAAATAGCTGATGGCTCCATTTCAAACGATTCTACGTTCGGAGCAAAGGCAGGATTCACAACAACAACATTATTTAAGGATAATGTAGCACTATCTACCGTTTGATTAACTGTGTCATTGAGCTGATACTGCATGTACTCTGTGGCTTCGGGTAATCCCCGCCCATAAAACTCACCAGCTGGCGGTTTAATGTACCTGCCAAAAACAAACGGCGGACATTGGTGCCAATATGGGTTCTGTTGTATGCGGATGACGTGAGAGTCGTTAATTATATAGACCACACAAGGCAATCGAGAACCATCTGGAAGATCAAGCTCAGTCCAACACTCCAAAAGATTATAATAAGGATCAGTGCCGGTAAGTAGTCCGCTCGAGCCAGTGTTTGAAAGCTTGTCTTGCGTTTCATCAAACTCATTATCTATCTCTTTTCCCTTATCTTTTAGAAAATCACAGTTAATTGCAGCGCCTTCTTCGTGCATTTGCTTTAGCTGTGAGTATGTAACCTTTCTTTCGTAGTAAACTTGCTTAATTTCGCTGGGATTATTAGCCGTAATAGGTGATATCCACGTCCTAAATAGGTCACAAACCTCAACTTTTGGCGCGCAGTATAAGGTTACTTCCTCATTGACGAGCTTGGATTTAGGAATAAACTCTCCATTAACCTCTTGGTATTCTCGTTTTTTAAACCATTGTTTGTTTTTCTTTTCAGACCATGTGACCTTGAGCGGGCCTGTTCCATATAGAACAACTTGCTTCGCCCAGGGTTCCAGGTCTGTTTTAATGTGCATGACATTGTCGTAAAAGTGCCTAATAACATGCTTATTTGTCTCCGCTAGCTCATCTGATTCGTAATTTGTAGCATCCACGTCCATGTAATCCTCGGGAAATAAACCCTTGATTATCCTTCTGGTCATGGTTTCAACTTCTTTTCTCATTTGTGGCCAGTAAAGATCAGCCCTACCGTCGTATCTTTTTTCATAATCCGACACAACAGACCACATTCTGTAAAATCTCTGCCACTTTTCTTCTAAATATTCCCTGTCCGCACGCAAATGACGCCATTGAGAGCTCAGTTTAGCTAGTGTTTGTTCTGCAAAGTTCTCATCTGTCGCCCAGTTTTTGATCTTTGAGTTCAATTTTTTCTGGTCAGTATCCTGTGTGCGCATTTCTTATTACCCTTTTCTTTTGTGAACGAGTTCTAATGGCATCCTTCACAGCGTCGTTTGTAGAATCCTGGTAAGCTACATACCGATAGGCATCCATTAAGTGATCGAAATACCCATCTTTAACTACCTCACCCCTATCATCATATACATACCCGCCGTTCATTGCATTTATTACTATCTTCGCTTCTGGACTAACGGTCAACTTCGGCTGTCCTGCAACTAAAGTTTGTAATTCTGAGCGGACCATCCTTATTCCAGGGTCCACATATGCCCGCATCCCGCGCTCACCAATGGGATAAACCCCAAATTCATTCAAAACATCAACGCTAGTTCTGCCAGTATCGTTTCTATCGTGCCCGCGTGGGTCGCAATAATCTATTGTCGGGTAGTTTTTCCCGAACAAACCGTCACACATCTGTAAAACCCGTGGAGCAAAATGGTCTAAATACTCGTCCCTGCCCAGTATTTCACGATAAATGTTCTTTCTGCCGTAGGTATCCTTGATACAAACAACACACGCCGGGCGCTTTACACCAAAGTCCCACCCGCGAATGATCATCATTCCAGGCTTATAGGGGATGTCCTTAACGTGAAGCTGAAGGCTGAAAGCATCGGAATACACACCCATCCCGCGATTGATTCTTCCCCACTCACCATTAATCATCATCTTGATTTCATCGGCACTTAGTGTCGCCTCTAGGTTTGGGATGTAATCGTCGGGTAAATTCTCTTTGTTGTCGTAACTAGACAGGTGAAGCTCCAAAAGACCACCCTGTTTGTCGTACTTTTGGTGTTCTTTTGTGCATAATTCGTATATCCAATGGGTCTCTTCAACAGGATTAAGTATTAATATAATAACATATGGGTAATCCTGGCCGTCTTTTCTCTTTTGTCTGACGCGAGATAGCAAAGTGTTGAAGTCTTCCCTGGTAATCTCGTCGGCTTCGTCGATAATTACTGCTGCCAAGTTCAAGGACTTCATCTTCGATGGCTTATCTAACCCGCGAAATATGCACTCAGAGCCATTAATCGAGGTAAAAGTGTTGTTGTTTTTGTTAAAATCACCCACCTCATCAGGCAACATTCCTAAGAATTCATGTAGCGTAGTGTCATTCAAGGACTGCATAGTCTTTCTAAACACCCCAATACGCATTCCTTGGTTCTCTAAAAGCAATTGCAAAAGCTCCTCAACCGCCATACGGGTCTTTCCGGAGCCATATCCGCCGACTAATACCTTGATAAAATTGTTGGATGAGTGAAACTCTATGCCCTTTTTAGTGGGCTTATAGTCATTCTCTATCCTTATTTCGTTTGCCTTGCTCAAGCTGGTTTTTCGTCCCTCTGACAGCTTTGACTTGGGCTGTCAAATCCGTTTGAACATCCTTTACTCGAGTTTCCGGGCGGGGAATATTGTTAACAATAAGAATGCTTGTACCCTGATTGCCACGCTCTTTCGCTTCCAATGTTTTAATCTTCATAAAATCCTGAAATAATTGGTTTTTATGCTTGATTAATTTATCCAGTGCTTCTGATTTCACGCGCATTAGTGTGCCCAAAGCCGTAGTATCTATCATCTTAGGACCATCTGGCGTGTTCATAAGCTGGGGTCTTGGGCAGGCTTCAATCTCTTGATCTAACGAGCAGACAAAGTCCTCGTACTTTTTAAGCCAGAAGCTCATCGATTGATGGCTGGCAAGTAAAGCATCCTCAGCAGATGTGGGGACTAAATATTCTGAGACTATTTTCTTGATCTCAGCCCACATCCTTTGCCCGTTGTGATCCCCTAAGCCTATCTCGCGGCGAATCATGTCGTAACGCACACCGTCTTGTAGGCGCTGCATCACGTAATCAATCACCTCATTTGATCTTGCCTGATTTAAGCTCTTAACAGTCATCACAGGCTTAATCGAGCGGAGTTTTTCTATATGCTCTTCACGAAGTTTTTTAATATCTGGGTCGCTCACATAGAAATTCTTAAATAGTTTTATCTATTTGTCTAATGGGATTTCTAATCTCTTGGAAGGAATAGAATCTAACGCGGTGAGTAGCTTATTAAAAGCGCGAATAGAGCCGCGATAGCCTCTCTCTCTTAGCTCAGTAAAAAGACTTTGGGTCGAAATAGTTTTTCCGTCCAATATATAGGTGTCGTTAACGTACTCAAGTAGTATTGTCTTTTTCATCTTTAAAAACGGGCCCCAAATTAAAGAGCCCGCCGGAAGCTTAAACGTATCTCATGGCTAAAAAAGATAAAGTTTCTTTGATTATAGCTAATGAAAAACGAAAAGCAAACCGATTAAAAGTAAGAAAGCCTCATGCGTTCCTTTTACTCCCCCTGGTATAAGGTGACTGACTAATGCCAGGGGTTTTTATTAGGAAAACAATATCAAGTACATTAGAAAAAGAATTAAAATTGCCCACAAGATAAGCATGTGATCACCCATATAAACCTCTAAAACTCATCCCCACTGACCTTAGTTTTGGATACTCACGGCGCTATTCTATCTAGAATCAATAATTTCATATGCTCTCGCTCTCTCATGTCAAGCTCCATGCGCTTGGACACTCTTTTTAGAAGGGCCATCCCCCTTAGTCCTTTTGCATAAGAATCGAGGTTCTCGGCGTTCCATATGTACTGACGGTCTACCTGAAGTTGCCTTGCGAATGCTGATTGAGTGAGACATCTTGTTTCTCGAATATGCCTTAAAAAGCCAGGAATTTCGTTGGGCATTTTCATTGGTAAACCGGTCTTCATTTCATCCTCCTTTTACTCTTTGTGTATACTCGTAGTTTTTCGCGTCAGTATACAGATCAATTAATGTTTGCTTTTTGATTCCGTACATCCTGCTCACTTTAGGAACAAATGTCGCAGGTAACAGGGCTATGCCTCGCTCAATGTTCGAAACAAATTGCGCAGACGTTAGGCCTAGCCTCCGTGCTAAGCCTGACTGTGTTAACCCTGATTCTTGCCGGAACCCCCTCATCTTTTTTCCGTACTCGCGATATGGTCCTCCGCGATCTTTTTTAATCATTCCCCTTGCTCCTTCTGCCATCGCTTGCGAAATTCGGCGAGGTATCCTTTTGCATAAGTTTTCCAGCAATTCTTATTGTCCAGGTCTGAATGTTCCAAATGTTTTTCAAAGAAGAAAACCAGCTTCTCAGCGGCTTGCTTCAAATCTTCGTAGTCTTCAAACCGAACTACCCTCACCGGCCCATCGACTTGAATGATAGGACCCGATTGAGCTGAATTAATCACAGTGCCATTTTCAAAAAACAATTCAATTTCACTAGTTTCTCTCGGCTTACTCATCCCCTAACTCCTTCGGCCATCGCTTGCGAAACTCGGCGAGGGTTTGTCTTGAATCATTCGTGTTCATACCAAGGCCACACCTATCACAACGCATAATAGTCAGGCTTGTGTCAGGTTCCCAATCGTGGCCATCTCTCGCGCACTTCTGTTCGTTAAGCATTATTGTGTTTTCTTTTATCGTTTTCTCCAAAGCCACAGCCAGCTTCTCCGCATCGGCGCGGAGTTTTTCTAGGCTACTAGTGTCTTCGCCTTCATTGAAACATTCATCGCATACCACTATGCAGTCGACATCTGAACCACATAAACAGCATTTAGTTTCACTCATCCCTTTGCTCCTGTTTCATTAGAATCTAAAAACAAAAGCTTCAGAGTTCCAAGTTTTTTGTCAGTGGGAAGCTTGCTGTCCATGATAGCTCGAGTAAAGTTTAATAACGCACTTTGATCAGGAGAAACCCTGCGCTTAATCTTCTTCTTCGGATCTCCCAAACCTAAACGCGAAAATAAACAACGAACATACGATGGCTTAATACTTGTGCCCCAAGCGGTGACATGACCCTCACTCGACATCTGTCTAGCTATCTTAGATGCAGACAATCCCTCCTGTCTTAGCTCTAAAGCCCTGTCCGCTAGTCGCTTAGCATGAATTGTGCGTGGTTTTTGTCCCTTCATATTAATACTCCTTAGTTAGTGTCCGTGAAATAAACTAAACAAAAAAATATATTTGTGAAACAAAAAAATGAAAAATGAGCAAACATTACAAAAATCAGATACTTATGCACACTTTTATGTGCGTTTTATGTGCGCTTTGTGTGTATAAAAAAAGAGCCCCGCAGGGTGGACAGTTCAATATGAAGGTTTACTTCCCCACGGGGCAAAATCAATTAATGGATGTCCCACACTAATAATTCAAATAAAACTGCTTTGCAAATAAAATCCCCCAAGTAGGCCGGGAGTCTCACTAGGGGGATAAAGAGAGAACAAGCCCTCATTAAAGAGGTATTTAATTGTTACCTACTTGTCGGTATTTTTTACAATCGCTTAAATAAAAATTGGGATCTACCACAAAAGGCTGGAGAGTGCCTGCCCCTTAAGTAATAGACCCCAAAAACCACACATCAAATGGAGTATTGAAGTTATTTATCTTCTACCCCATATCCTCACCATTGTCCACAACCTCTGAGCTTACCGGTCTGCATACTGCCGCAGCCCTCCTACTTCCCGCAGCAATTATCACCCCGCAGTATATCCCATCGTACGCATACACATAGTGCCCCTTT